TTTCACCCAAACACCTGCCCTGCAATAATCACCGAATCAGATTGAAGCAAGTTTGTTTCTAACTTTGCTTCAGTAACAGAGCCGTCAGCAATCTTGGTTGTTGTTACAGCATTGATAGCAAGTTTTGCTGCAGTGATTGCAGATGAATCAATATTTGTTCCATCAGACAAACCATTAACATAGTTTTCAATTGCATCTATGTTTGCATTGACTTCAGAAGCCTCTGCAATTGTTCCGTTAGTAAAACTGTGTGGAATAGTAATAGCCATTATCCAGTAACCTTTCGTGTATTAAATTTGTAAGCAATGCTGTCAATACCCCAGAACAAACCAATTGGACCAGTAAACAGCAATTGCACGGCACGTGCTAAACCAAGATTAGAGCCACGAATAACCTGTGCTCCAGCAGCCTGAACACCCCATTCACCAGAACCCCAGTATCCCTCACCCCAGAGCATTCCACCAGCAGATGCTTCAAGTGAAATATTGAATGTTTTTCTTTCGTTGCCAACTGCTTCTTCAAAGTTGTGAAATACTTTGACATTTATTTGTCTTGCGGTGTCTGTTTGTTTGACAACAAAGTCTGGTCTACGCCACATCTTCTTCATTGAATAAGAACGACCATCAACCCAACCAGTTCGGTAATATGAATCAAAGTTTGATTCAACGGTTGCAATTAAATCTTTTTCTTCTGCGTAAACATCAACTTCAACAACACGAGGAAGGACTGGATGAATCATAAATGGTTTAGATTCACCAGAAGCATTAGTCCAATCGGTTCCACCGATTAGACCATAACCATCTGCTGTTTTATGTGCAACATAACTTCCATTATTAATTGTTGGGTCGTACACAAAAGAGATGGCTGGATAGTCAACAGATGTTACTTTAGAAAATGGCATTGAAAGCCAAACACGTTCATTGACATATGAAACACTTATTTGGTCATCTGCCGTAGAGTTAATATAACCATCTGGGTACATTGACTTTAAGTTTGTAAAAATGTCAATTACTTGTGTTCCATTATAGAAATACAATCCCTGTGGATGGGAAAAAAAATAAACACCGTTTGGTGCAACAGCAATATGTTCGTGCTCTAGTGCGCCAAGTTGCGGAGACAACTGAACAACCTGAAAGTCTGTTGTGTCATAACCATAAACTACAAACATTGCTGTTTGTTTGAATACAACAAGTTGACCGCTAACTACAGCAAGTGCAGTAATACCTTCTCCACCACCCTCGAAGTCAATGTAGTCATCTTCGCTCCAGTTGTCTGGGATTGATTCAAGCGACCAACGAACACGATTGGGATGTGCAACACCAGCCTCTGTTGTGTTTGCAACAACCATCTTGTTCGCATGAACAATAATGTGTTCAGCCGTTGGCATCTTATGTTCCGATGAAGTTGGTGCAGTCTGCCACGCATGGGGAGACGAACCAGAAGCAGTCAAAGCAGTAGCGTATGTATCCGTAGTAACCCAAGAATAACCACCACTACCTGCGGTACCAGTTGTTAGATACAAAGTCTTACCCCATGCAGCCATGCACGAACCATGAGTTTGTGCTGCAGTTACATCATTACCAGATGAGTACTGCAGAGTGGTAAAGTTTCCACCAGTTGACTTGTACACCTTTGTGTGGTTAGCCAACATCAAGTGCGGTGTTGCACCAGGAAACGCATACAGTTTGTGTGGGTTCCATGTTCCAGTAATTGCTGTTGAGTTTATCTCACGGATTCCACCACGAGTAAACAAACCACCACGTGGGTCAACCTCGACATTCAACATGTCGGGTGACTCGTTGCGCTTCAACTGAAATTGGTCAGCCCGAAGGTTTAGACCACCAGTAAAGTCGTCGTAGCGTTCAACAGATACAGCACTCATTGTCCAAGTGTCGCCCCAAGCGTCTGCAACCAGCGACGCATAGTTGGATACTCTCGACCAGCAGACATAATAACCGGCTGTGCACTTGATGCTTTCATCAAGTCACGGCGAGCAAGTCCAACACCTTCTTCAAACGAACGCATGTACATGGCGGACAAATCAGAATCTTCCTGACGCTGATAAACCCGTGCAATCACAAAGTAAGGAAGCAGTGCATGGAACCACTCATCAAGGTCAATTGTTTCGCTTGTGTTCGTTAACCATGTATATACAGGGTTACGATAGGCACGAACAGTAATTGGGTAAATTGCATCAGGCTTAGCCCACAACTGCAACTTCTTATCCCAGAAAGAAAAGAAGTACGGTCGGCTGGGAACATCTGTGTTCCCAAGCCAAATTTCTTCGGCGTTGTCATATGGAATCAAAGTTAACCGAGCACCCGAGGTGCTCGTATCTACAACAGAAATGATTTCTCGAATATCACCGATAGTGGCAACGGTGTATTCACGCTGGTTGGCAACCGTGTTAAATGTGTAAGTCTCCTGTAGATACGGCCACCTGCGCTCAAGTGAGTAGATGCGCTGAAAGCCTTCACGAGCGAACTGGTCAATAATAGAGTCTGGAAGGTCGGTTTCATCCAAGTCAACCATGTTCCTGACTTGTGTACGGAGTTGTGTAAGGGTAATGCTCATTTAGCCTCGCCTTTAGAACGTAGATGTCCAATACAGAAATCAGTGCCCCGTGCCTTCGGACCTTCACAGGTGTCATCGTTGGCTGTACAGCGATTGCGCCCAATGTAGGGCGCAGAAGGTGGTGCCAGTTTGGCACCCGCTGTCGGGGCAAGTCGGATACCAGCCACAGGCTGTCCGTACAGTGAATGTGCTAATTTGGCATTTTTCATATACCAATAGCCTTGTTTGTTACCTGCAACGGTAACTGTAAATTACTTGTTCTTGTAAAGAGGCTTTACTTGACGCTTGTTTATATCTTGCGAAGCACTCTTGCCCTTGCCTGCAACAGAAGTACCAGACTTTGCTCCGCCATATCCAGCAACACCCTTCATTTGAGAAGTGGCATTACGTGATGAGGACTTCGGCATAGCCTTTGGCATAGCCTTTGGTGTAACTTTTGATGTGGAAGAAGCGGTTGAACTAGCAGCCTTCTTCTTTGGGGCACCGAAGCCGGCACGGCTTACGTTGCCAGACTGGAACTTCTGACGAAGTTCTTTACGCTTTGCTGCGTCCACAGGCTTACCCTTTGCTTCAAGTTCTTTCATTCGTGTTTGAACAAAGAACTTCTGTCGAGCAGCCTGCTTCGACCTTGGTGTTGATGCCATTCCCGCTGTTTTCTCAACAAACGCCTTGCGGTCAGCAACACGCTTAGCAACCATTGGTTTTGCTTTCTTCATCGCCATTAGTACATTCCTTTGCTAGATGATTTCATTTTTTTGGATGATTTACTTGACTTACGCTTTGGGTAAGTAGAAGTTGTTTTTCCAGCCTTTGGAGTTGCACTCGCATGGCTGTCAAGAATTGAATACTTTACTGGCATGATTCTCCTTAAAAGAAAAGGGGGATGGAGTGTGGCCTCCACCCCCCAATTCAGATTACTTATACTCGGTAAATACTTACCGTGTCTGCTGCAGTGAATACTGCAACAAACGACGCTGACGATGCTGCTGCAACGGTTGCTGAACCCACAAGGGTCACTCCCGAAGCACCTGCTGTCAATGTAATTGCATGGGTTGAAGCAGCAAGGTTTACAACTGAGAATCGGAAACTTGAACCGACACCCTCATCTGTAAACGCTGCACCCAACTCTGCACCAGTTGGAGTTGTCAACGCACGACCCGTTGTTGGGGTCATGGTGTAAACAACCTGCGCTGCACCAGCAAGAGTTGCTGCTGATTGGGTTGTGGCTGCATCAGTAGCGGCAACAACAGTTACCTTCTCTTCTTTTGCTGCCCATGTTTCAAGACGCTTACGTGTTACCGCACCGTCTGTACTGTTTGCTAATAGTGGCATTTCATTCTCCTTTTAGGTTAGTTAACTTAGGCGGTCTTTGCCGTGAGTTTGCCCTGCTTGGCACGGTTGCGTACTGTCAGGTTGCCGTAGCACATGATGAGCGCATAGCGAGCATCGGTGTCTTCTGGCTTGATGAACTCAGTCTGCGAGAACCACTTGTTGGAGTGACCAACCAATGTGATGTACTTGCTGTTGAGGAAGAAGAACGTTCCTGCGGTGCAGTGTACGTCATACATTACAGGAGCAGCCTTGAACAACAGGTTCTGGAATCCAGCGTCTGCAGTCTTGGTGTCCGTGTAACGGAGGTTTGGCTGAAGCAATGCTTCGTACTTCTCGAACAACGTCTGCGTTGTCAACAAGGTGTCTGGGTGGTCATTACCAACCGAAACGCTGTTGTACATCGAGGACATGTCGGCAAGTGACAAGGCAACGGCATCGTTGTCTTCCTTTGAACGCCAGAACTCGTTGCCTGCGGTTGCAGAGTTGATTCCGCCAACAGTGTTGCCGGATTCAATCAAGTTGCCAAGACCGTTCCAGTCTTTTCCGCTGTTGCCAGTTCCATCAGCAAAGAACATCTGGTTGAAAGATTCACGCATTGACTCTTCAGCCTGCATAATCTTTGCTTCCAAAAGATTGATGATTTCTTGTTCACCGTTGTTCTTGGCTTCTTCGATACCGCTGATTGCGATAGAAGCAGCGTACTGCTTCCAATCGTATTCTGCAGCCGAGATACCCTCTTGTGGGGTCAAGGCAAGCGAATCGTAACCGCTGTATGAAGCAACAGTTGAGTTCTGACCGTAGATGAGTGGTTCAACAATCTTCGTACCGCCGTTAAGCATACGGATGCGACCCTTGTCCATCAAGGTATAGGTGAGTGGGCGGGCAGTAAATACGTTGTCTGTCAATTGCGAACGGTAGTTAGCAAGGGTTGTGGACAGAAGCGCATCAAAGTTGGCGTTTGCGGCCATGATATTTTCTCCTTGGGGTTAAATGCTAAACGCTATGTTGCCGTTTTGCGGCTTCGTAGGCATCTCGCAATGATGTGATTGGTTTAGCCGATACATCGGCGCTAGATGCTGATGAGCCGCTACTTACAACTGATGCTTGACGTTTTGCCTGAGTAACTTGTGTCTGTTCTTGAGCCTTCTTCTCACGAAGATGGCGAACAGCCGAAGCGTCCTCATACAACCTGTCAAACGCCACTTGCTTGTAAACTGCTTCCAAATCTGATGAGCCAATGGCGAGAGCCTTGGCTACAACTTCATTGGCATCAAAATCCGAGCCGTATCGTGTTTGCAGAGACTGAACAGTTTTTTCCAACTGGTCCATCGCCTTTTGTTGTTCAAAAGCCGCTAGACGCTGGTCTAACTGTCGGTACTGTTTCTCCACTGGGTCCATGTACAGTTCCTCTTCTTCAGAGGGTTGCTGTGCAACACCATAGTGCTGTGAAAGCAGCGCCAAAGTACCGTTTGGGTCATTCTGCAGGGCTTCCTGCAAAGCAACACCGTACTGTACTTGTTTCCGTTGCTCACTGAGTTCCTGCGTCTTGCGGGTATAGTCCGCTTGACGTTGGTAGCCAGAAAGCGCCTCTTTGAGAGGCACTTGAAGTTCTTCTCCACCGACGGACACAGAAACATATTTGTCTCCGTACTCATCAACGGCAAGCAATTCAATTTGCTCCTCAGTGAGGTTTTCAACTACATCTAAAACTTCTTCAACTTGTCCCAAACCTTCTAGTTCAGGGGTTGTGTCCGTACTGACTTCATTGCTATTCATATCGCTCATTCGTTCGAGTCCTCCAAGGTTGCTCTACTAGTATGTTTTTATCGTTACATACCCTGTGGTGGCATTCCGCCACCCTGCATTTGTTGCATTAGTTGGGCAAGTACTTCTGGTGGCAATTGTGCCAATTCAGGTGGCAAACCACCACCCATGTCTGGTGGCATCTCCTGTGGCATGCCTTCTGGCATACCTTGCGGCGCTCCTTCCATCGGTGGAGGAGCACCCTGTGGGGTAATTGGCTGTGCTGGCAACTCAGGTTGCATAACAAAAGATGCGGCATTCTTGATGCCAAATCCGTATTGAAGAACGTAGTTGGCCAGTTTAGGCATGTCAATGATTCCAGTACCAACAAAGGGTGCCATTGCGTCCACAACCTGCATTGCCATCTGACGACGGAATGATTCGTTTACTGGTTGTGTAGAACCACCCTCTACCTCAAAGTCAAACTCACCCTGAATGTAGTCACGGTCGAATGTCAGCCAAGCCTGCTTGGCTTCAGAACCAGCAATTCTTACAGCCTGCTCACCAGTCATAAACTGTTGAGCAAGAGCAATCAAGCGTCGTGCTGTAGCAGCAATTGCCAATTCAATAATTGCCAACTTGTCTGCAGAACGAGCATTGGCTGCGTCCTGGATAATTCCAGCCTCTGTTGCTGTACGACGAATCTCAGGCAACGAACCACGCTGATACTCAGACACACCCGATACACGGTCAATGTCAGAAGAAATAAGGTTAGATTGGTTGTAGAACTCTGGTGGGCTAATTACTGCTGGCATTGGCGTGATAACACCGCCAATTGCTTCATCAGAAATTACTGGAACCATTACGTTGTCTTCGTCCGACTCAAGAGCAGAACGACCATCAGCGTCAAACGCTGATTCCTTGTACAGCCACTTGCGTGAGAAACGCTTACGGTGGTTCATCATCTGTGTACGAGTCTGATTGAGTTCCATCTGCAATGGTTCAATTGCTTCCAATTCACCCATTGGGTAGAAGTGGTCTGGAACCTCATAGTTGCAAAGCATTACAAATGGATGACCAAATGAAAATGGCATTTCAATTGGTGCGACAAGGAACTTGTCGCTACCATCACAAAAAACCGACATCATTCCACGGTCAATGTCGTAATACTCCCAAATTTCTACATAGGCATCATCATCACCCTCGTTTCGACGAGGGCGAAGATTGCCACGGAAGTCATCAACACCCCACTTGGAATAATGCGACGGGGCTGCTTCGTTTCTTGCTGTCGAGTTGTAACGCTTGTCTTTTTTAACTTCTTTTAACGACCTACGTACTCGCTGTGCAATCCATTTAACATCGGACATTGAAGTTGCATCTGGGTCAACAAACACATCAAAAGGGGAAATGCGCTCAACGAATGGTCGGTCTTCTGTAATAATCATTTCTGATTCAGCAATTGACTCTGGAGCGTTTGTTGCAAGTTCGTCAGATGTTTCGTATGGTTCGTTTGTTTTTTCAACAAAACGATAACCAGTCTTAATCCATCCATGGCCACAAACAAGCATGTCTTTTACTGCACGACGGAACTCTTTTTGGCAGTCGTAATGTCTCCACCAGTAGTTAACAATCGCTTCAGTAACTACAGCATTTGGTGCTTGTTCAAACCTTTTGGCAGATACTGTAATTTTAGGATAGTTAACAGAAACGCCAGGAGCAATTACGTTAATGGTTGCAAAAGCAATGTTGACCAATAATTGGTCTTCTTCTGTGCTTGCCTTATAATGTTTGCCACGATACATGTCAATCATTCGTGACCACAAATCGTCGTAGCGTTCTTCACGCCTCCAACGGCGTGACTGTTCAATCCTGTCTCGGTAGCGCTTAATGTATTCGGAATTAGATGTCCTAGCCATTAGTCCTCTTTCTTTCCTTGGTGCCAGCCGATGTGTTGGTCAAGTTTGCTTCCAATTTTGTCGACTTTAATTCCCACAAGTTTGAGCAAGTCCCTGCCCTCCTCATGTTGCTGCGTATTTTCCCTTCTGAGTTTTTGTAGTACCACCACGACTGGTCCTGTGATGACCGCCACGACGATAGGAACCCAGACTGCATCCATGTCACACCCACCTGCTTCCGACAGGTTCGGCTTTGATGCCGGCTTCAGCCGCTAGACGCTCTTGTTCTTTGGCACGTTCACGGACTGTTGGTCCGTGGAAATCTTCTTGACCATATGTAAATCCAAGATTGATTGTACGAATATGGCATTTGAAACAATATGAGCCACGGCGAGGCAGTTCATCGGCCTCAAACTCGGTTAAACACTCTAGACAGCGAAAGTTCTTCATAGATATAAGGTTGATTCGTTACTCTCTTGTATTAAAAGCACCGATTGGTGTCTTCTTTGGTTTTTTTTCCTTAATAATGAATTGCTCCCACCACCCCAAAGTATTCCTTGGAGGTGCTGGGTCAAAACGGTACTCAGGAAGCCAAACATACTTTAGCATCTGATTTGTAATTGCCAACGACATCACCCTGTCGTCGTGTGGACTTCCATGCATCTTGCCGTTTGACTCACGCACAAATGTGCGTAACTCAGCCATGGTCAAAGCATCATAAATGGAAATACCCTCATCACGGATTGCTGCATTCAACTCGTCAATTGCCAATGGCTTGGATACCGAGGTCGTTCTCCAACCCATTGTCTCACTAGCCACGGGATTCCTGGCGTTCATCTTGCGCTGCCTGTAGGTGTTGCGATAACCAATCCTTTGCAGACCCTTAATCGTGGTTAGACCGTGGTTGTTGGACTCCACGCCAATCAAGGCGTGGTTGTAGTAATAACCCAAAGCAGACAGAATCTCTTCACCAAATAAGTCTGGGTCAACGTGTCCGTGCCAGTGAGCAACCATCATTCCTGTGTCCGCAGAAATCACATGGGCTGAACTGTAGTCACCATGACCAAGACCTTCTGCAACGTCAGCACCGATTACGTAGTTCTCGTGCAGGTTTGGGAAATCCCAAACTGCCAAAGCACCACCATCTTGAATGAAGTTGTAAACATTCTTTCCGTAGCCCTTCTTCAAGTATCCACGGTCTGGGTCAATCGGTTCAATTGCACGGATTGCATCTAAGTCGAACACAGGACGACCAGAACGGATAAAGGCTTCTTCTGGGTCTGATGGGTACTCTTGCGCCAACTGCCAATCAGGCAAGTCACGTTTCTTGGCTTCGTACCATGCCTCGTCACGGTCTCCAGCAGACCAAGGAAAAAATACTCCTTGGAATCTATTTGTTCCGTTCTGTGAACCAACCCAAAGCGTGTGGAATATGTTGCCCTCACCATTGGCTGTGCTCAAACAGATAACACGACCACCTACGTCAGCAATTGGTTCAATAGATGCCCATGCTTCATCGGGGTTGGGCAAGAACGCCATTTCGTCGATTACTACACGGTATACCGCTTCACCACGAGCAGGGTCGTTTCCTGATGGCAAAGACTCCAAGGAGGAGTCGTTTGCAAACACCATTTTTAGTTGGTTGTCAGACAGTAGGTCTGGACCACGGACTCTCATCCAAGGTGGCAACATCTTGTAGCCATACTTGGTCTTTTGTAGCAACTTGGATGCTTCACGCTCCGTGCGTGAGAGCATTACCGTAAAGCGGTCAGGCCAGAAGAATGTCTCCCAGAATGTGAACGCAGAAGCAAGAGTCGAGAATCCAATCTGACGGGCTTTGAGCACGATGCTATATCGTGCGTCAATCCACACACGAACGGTCTCCTCTTGCGCTTCACGCAAAACAAACTTGATACGCCCACGCTCAGGATGGCGGATAGTCCAATAGGTGGAACAGAAATGCGAAAAAGCAGCCACCAATTCCTCGGTGGTTGCTTCTTCACTACCTTTGCACTTACGCCACTCCTTCTCGTTGAGAAGGTCTGTAAGTTCCATTAGATTTTCTTAGGGGCTGCCTTCTTGGCTGCAATCTTCTTTGGGCTTGCACCAAAGGCTGCATCAATTTCATCCTTGGTCAAAACGCCATCGATGCTTGCCTTAGCAAGACCTTCGGCAACCTTGAAAATTGAGACTGCACCAGCAATCAACGCTGACTTCCAGACTTCCAAGTCGGGGGCGATAACTGCAGCACCAGTGACAACGCCGAGGGCGTTAGTCAGAAACAGTGCAACAATACGGCCAGCAATATCTTTTGCCTTATTCATCATTCTCCTTGAAGTAAACACCCAGTAGGTGTATGAGTATTGCGATAAAGGTAATTCCCCAACCCAATGTCTTAGTTTGACCAGACAACGTAATAAGCACCATTCCAGTGCCGGCTAGTGTCCAAGTCAATGCATGGATTTCGGAAAGAATCTTCTTCACACCATTAGGTGCATTCGTTACGGTCTGCGGGTACCTGCAGCAGCAATGGCTGCGCCAGCAGCAACAGCAATAAGGGTTCTACGGGTGCTTACGGGGATGTTGCTACCCAGTGGGACGTAGTTGTCAAAGCCAGGGCTAAAGATGTTAATTTCCTCTTCAAAGGCTTCACGAACCTCGGCTGGTGCATCCTGCACAGCCTCTACAATCGCTTGTGCCTCTTCCTCGGAAAGATTATCTACCTCAATGGCTTCGAACACAGCAGTAGCCTCTTCTGGGGAAAGGGATGCCACCACCTCTGCGCTTTGGGCTACAGCCACAGCCAGTTCTTCGCTAACTTCCACACCCTCCTCAATTGACTCAAGGGCAGTCAACAACTCTTCATCGTTGAGTTCCTCAACTGGGGTCTCCTCAAGAGGAATGGTCTCCTCTGTTACCTCATCAGGTAACACCTCTTCAGGAACAGTCTCATCTGTTGGTTCTTCGACAAACGGTAAGGTATCTTCTGTCTCAACAGTAGGGTCTGTGTCTGGAGGTTCCAATGGGATTGTTTCTTCAACTATTTCTTCAGGCTCTTGGATGGGTTCCGTATCTTCTGTGGTTGGCTCTTCTATGGGTTCAGGCTCAACCACTGCAGGTGGTTGCGCTACTGGTGGGGATACGTATTCTGTGGTGGTTGTGGTTTCAACGGACGTCGAGGTTTGGGCCGTCAACGAAGTTGTAGTAACCAGTTCGCTCGACGTAGTTGACTCTGGAAGCGTCGTAGTAACTGGGTCCGTGACAGGCACAGTTTCTGTCGAAACAGTAGTAGTACTGGTCGTTGTCTGTGGTGTGGATGTTGTTGTAAATGCCCATTCAGGTACTATCTCCCAATCGTTGTTATCAATCTTCCATGCAAGCATTATGCAGGTTCCACCGCCATGCTCATACATCCACAGTTCCAGAGGCAATACTCCAGCCTCAATAGTCAGGTTCCCTGACATTGTGGCCGAACAACCTTGGTCGGTCCATGACCCCCAAGTGTTGTTGCCAATGGTTATCTCCCCACCGTCATCTGACGCTAGGAAGAACTCAATTGTATCGTGTTCTGGAATGGTAATAAATCCAGTCATGTGAACCATGAACAAGTCAACCGTGCAGTCTTCAAACGGTTCACCGTCATACGAACGGTTGATGTTGTTCTCTAGTTCGTTTCCACATTCTTCGTATTCGGTTGTGGACTGAAGTGGTGGTGCCTCGTCAATTACGTAGTACGTAGTTTCCAGACCCTGGATTGGTTCAGCGTTTGTTACTGTGCTAAATAACGCAAGTATTGCTACTGGTGCAAATATCAGCCAGCGGGAATATCGAGCCATGCCAACGACTCCTCATTCCAATAATTTGGACCTTCAGGGCGTGGAGTTGGGGGCTGCCAATCATTGTTTGCATCCAATGTCCAAGATGGATATGGTTGTGGTATTACAAACTGGTCGGTTTCAATATCATAACTTCCACCAACAATAGCATATTGTCTGCGAATGTTTCCGTTATAAGAAGTTTGTATCCATCTACCACCAAGTAGATTTTCACAAAACTCAATACCCTTAGATTCGGATTCAACACCGTCTACAAGACAATCATCGTTGCTTACAACGATAACTTGAATCACATTATTGTTTTCATCTAGTTGTGCAAAGTGTGCCATATATACCTACGCAATAACCAATGAACTTGAAGAAGTAAATGAATGTATTGTATAACTTCCTGAAGTTGTTTTTGTTCCACCAGTAACAGACCAGCCATCTGCAGCAGCAGTCAGATAACGAACAATAACAATACCTGAAGCACCTGGTCCAGAAGCATTGCTGCCAGCAAACTGTGCCGTACCACCGCCACCTCCACCACCAGTGTTTATTGTTGCAGCACCACTTGGTGCCGCTCCACCACCTGCACCTGCACTTCCGTTGTAGTACGAACCGCCGCCACCGCCGCCACCTGCACGACCAGTAGAAGTTCCGTTTGCGCTGCTGTTAAGTCCCGCTCCACCGTTAGCACCGTAATCTTGGTATCCACTAACAGCCTGACCGTTGTTTCCAACCGCACCAGCACCGCCGCCGCCTCCACCACCCGCTGCTCCACCACCGCTGCCACCTGTATAGCCATAGGAGCCAGCATTTCCACCCGAAGCGGTAGCATTAGCACCAGCAGTAGCGGTAATGGTATCAAACACAGAGTTGCTACCAGCACCACCAACTGTCACCGTATAAGTTCCAGCACCACGATTTAGAACTGAATCAAGTCCGTTTCCACCACCGTTGGATTCACCGCTAATTGAAGACCTGTAACCTCCAGCACCACCACCGCCGCCGCCGTAGTAATATCCTCCGCTACCACCCACTCCTCCAGCACCACCGCCAGCAATAACAAGAAATTCAATATTAAAAGGAGGAGGTGGACCACCACTCCAATAAGAAGCAACCTGAGCCGTGCTACCACGGCGACCACGGGGATTCAAAGAACCGCCACTGATGGATTTGCCACCAGCAGTAGTCTTAATAAAAGTAGGCATCTAAGATGACCTTACGCAATTACGTTGACGTACCCGCTGATGGAAATAACGTTAGCGGTAGCAGCGAATGCACGAACAACTAATGCTGTAGCGTTACCCTTCAAGATAAGACCTGGAATAATTAGGTATAAACCGTTTTCTGCTTTTACCGTGTATTCAATAAGGTCATCTGGAGAAGCAACGCCACCCCACTCAATTGTCAACTTCCTGTCAGTTGTGTCAGAGTTTACAGCGTAAATCCAAACTTCATGAAGGGTTGCAGGTGTGGTTGAGCCTGTGTGGATAAGCGTACCTGCAGTCGCTGTTGCAGCGACCTTAATTTGCTTGCCATCGGTTGAACCGCTGAGGATTGTTTTGCTAAAAGTTGCCATATATGTTCTCCTGAATCGTTACCTAAAAGGACTAACTAGTAAAAATTGCTGCTGCCAGTACAAACTGGTCATCGTCAGATGAGTTCATAACAAACGCTGTTGTAGCAACCTGTGTAGTTGAAGTACCCACCGCAGCCGTTGGGGCTGCTGGTGTTCCTGTAAATGTTGGGCTGGAAAGGGTTGCGTACCCAGCATCGTTAACCCATGCAGAACCGTTGTACTTCAAAACATCGCCACTAGATGGCGATGGTGCGGTCACATCCGCTAG